TTATAAAAAATATATGTTAATCATACCTGTAAATAACGGAGAAAATTTGGAGAAAGCTCTCAAGATTTTAAAAAACAAAGTTATTAAAACCAAACAAAATCAAATCTTGTTGGCAAGAAAAGAATATACAAAACCGTCAGTGGTTAGTAGAACTTCCAAATTGAAAGCAATATACAAAGAAAGAAAAAACAAAGGATTATAGGGTCTCAGTCAAAGATAATAACTTCACAAAATTAATTTGATTACACTCCTCTATTTTGATTCTTTCAATAGTCTCAGAAATCTTATTTTTTAATTCTGATTCATTTTCTTTTTCCATAAGGGAACCAAGTTGTAACAAAGTTTTTTCCTTGAGTGAATTGAATTCTTCTTGTAATTTACCGTTATCTTTTTTTACAATTTCGAAAAAAGTTTTTTTGGATTTATCATCCATTGAATCAATATAATTTTCCAAAGTTTGATTAGCAATTTTTACCATACTTGTTGTAGGTAACTTAATTGATTCCTTCATATTGGTCTTTTCGGAACTAAGAACTTTGATTATGTTCTTTTTGGCTTGAAGTCTTTCGTGTAAATTCGTTTTATTTGTATAAACTAAAACATCAATATCAGAATAGTTGTTGGTCTTTTTTTCCAAAAGAGTTTTCGGCAACTTAATCGTGGTTAGTAACTTTTGAATAAGTGAGACACCTTCAGTTAAAAATTCTTTAGCCTCACTCTCAGAGAGATTTTGGGGTGTGGATAATTGGTCATACAAAGAATATATTTTCGAAAGGGATTTATGATTCAAAATATTTTCTTTGAACTCTCTAATTGATTTTTTAAACTCATTAGAATTTTTATAAGATTCCAACAAATTTTTTTCTATTGCCGATTTAACGATTCCGAAGGTCATTTTTTTTATTTACAGATAAATATTAGGAATTTAGTAACTTATCTAACTCTTTCGAAATTTCTCCCAAAGATTCTTGAGCAACTCCCAAATTAAGGTATTCCTTCCCTTCTATTAAATCATTTTCTACTAAAAGATTTAAATCCTTAATCTTCGACTCGGGAGTTATTCCGGCTCCTTCAGTAGGTGCTGGAGCTTCAGGGGTTTCAGGTGTCTCAGGTATAGGTGGTGGAGCAGTCTCAGTTTCAGGTCCCAACGGTAAAGGTGGTGGTGGAGTCTCTTCAGTTTCCGCCGATTGTGATTGGGTTCCACCTGTTTGTGTACCGTAAAGTTTGTCTAAGTTATCAAACACACCTGATTTAGTGATTACAGTAGGTGTTTGTTTCAGTTCTTCACCCACAGCTCTTTCAATTCTTTGTTGTTGTAAGTCTAATCTAACCTCTTCATCTGACCAACCGAAAATATGTTTCTTCGCCCATGTAGATGACGTTGCCTGAATTCCGTTACCTGGGTCAGTAACCATCTCTCTATATAACGCAACTTTTTCTTTCCACACGTCAATTTTCAATAAGTCCGCCTGAGTTGAAGGATTCGTTAAACCTAAAGTAAAATTATCCAACTCATCCTCGAAACCTAACAAAAACAAATGTACAATCGCAATTTTATTTAATTCTTGCAACATACTTTTTTGGATTCTGTTAATTGTTCTAGCAAATCTTATATCTTGAAGAGATAAGTTTTTTCCATCACCAACAACTTCTTCAAACCCTAAAAAGGCTTTTGGTACACGAAGTGCGGTCAATAACTTTTTTTGAATGTACTCAATATCAGCAATCTCTGATAAATTTGTAGCACCAGGTAATGTTTCAATAGGACTTGGTGTAGCAGGGTCTCTTACAGGTACAAAGTAATCTTGGTCAACAGCCATTTGATTGAACCTCATGTCAACCTGACCAGTTTTACTGTCGACAATCTGTTCCCTTTTGAACTTATTGGCCACACGTTGTACATATGCTTCAACATCATCGTCATTCATGTTTCCGACAAAGACCTTGAAAATTCTCCTCTCAGGTGCTCTTGATGTACGATATATCAACATAGCATCTTCAGATAACAAAAGTTGTTTCCAAATTCTTCTGGCTTTTTCTAACATAGAGGTTCCATATGGCAACCTTCTATCATCACCTAATAATCTGAAATGAGCAATTTCCCAAGATTGAAATGTCATATTTTTGTTTTTCCAATCGAAATGTAGAGCTTTTCTATCTTCAGGTCTTTCAGGTTCAACAGTAATTTTTTGACTTGTTCCAACTTCTCTCCTTTCAATTTCAATTGTTGGTAGTTGTTGACAACCTACTACCCCTCTTTCGGGGTCTAATTTTAAATAAACGAAATTATCACCATACTTACATGTGTTCCTTGTCCACATAGGTAAGTTAGTATTGATGTCCAAATTATTATTGAACAAGTCGGCTAATACACCTTTTATCCTTTTTGATTCAGAATAAATTTGTAAGATAAAACCATCTTCATTTGTTGTAGTAGACTCCTCAGCATAAATGTCTAAAGCGGCAGATATTTCAGGAGTATACTCCATGGATTCGTAATCGTATTGTGCTGACAATCTCGATGGTTCATAATATATTGCTTGAGAATATAGGTTATTTTCTACTTTTGCCCATTGATTGGCCAGAAAATAGGATTGTTGTGCTTGTAATTTTTCTTTCTCATATTCTTGTTTGCTCTGTGTTCTGAGAAGTTCGGTCTTATCAAATTTGAAGGTCGGATAATCCTGATTAAGCAGAGAATTCGGTCCAAATGTCTTGGACAACCTCTGCCATATGGTTAGATTCTGGTCACTCATTTTACAATGTTACTTTATCAATAGATAAATATAAATAGTTATCGAGGACCAAATAACCACCCATATTTCATATAGTCTGCTTTGCTTGGTCCCTGACTCGGATTCATGTTTTGTCTTCCCATTTGAGGGACCATTGGATTAAAAAAATCTGAACTATTTTTGTTTTCATTTACATGTGTTGCCCACGAATTAATCATTGCCTTCGTATGATTAACAACTTTTTGTAAAGATTGGAATGATTTCTCGGCAACATAAATGGCCATAGACATCGCCATTATACAGTCGTCGTGATGACTTTTTTGATGGTCAGGTCGACCATTTATGTAGATGAATGTATTCATCTCATTATACAATCTGTGAGAATAAATTTTAAACTCGTGTCGAACGGCCTCCTCGAAACTTGATATTATTTGTACTCTTTTGGAATTAAAATTTATTCCAGGAATTTTTTCATTCGCCTTCGGGTCCCATTTCCATTTCTTGGTCGGGTCTATATTGTCAACATACAAACCTGGTTCATAGGTCATTTCTTGCATTTTTCTTGCGGTGGATACTCCCATTCCTCCTGTAATATCAATTACACAATAAGCATTGTACATGGTACCCCATTTATAAGCAATTTCGGCAGTCACATCTGGGGGGACTTTACCAACATATTCCAAAACTTGTTCTCTTGTATCAAAATCAATAATTTGAATACAAGAAAAATCTTCCGAATCCCCTCTCGAAACGTCGACACCCATAACATATTTGTGTCCGTTTTCTGGTTCTTTGAATATCCAGAGGGAACCCCCCATAAGTTTAGCTGACGGGTCCCTTAGTTGGTTTTTAGCGATTGTCTGCATCAGTTCAGCCTCAAAAACATTATCTCCAGAACCAAGGAAATTACATTCTAACTCTTGAGCAACTTTTCTTCTATCGAATTTCAGTTTTTTTACCATTCCTTCAAACCAAGCAGAGCAGGGTTTATATCCTTTTTGGATATAATCAGTTGTGATGGAATGGTCTCTCTCATATGGGTTTGATACTGATAAATCAACAACTGTGTCTTCAGGGTAGTCTTCACGATTAAGTAAGAAATGAACTAAGTCGTTTGTCTTAACCATGTAAAGGTCTTTAGTATATCTCGGGTCTCTGTACCAAAACATCTCAGAGATTTTAAACTCGTTCATATTTCTGAGTGCTTGGTCGTAAATTTCATAATAGATTGGGTCGTAACCGTTTGGTGTTGAAATTACAATTACTTTACCACCCGTAGAAAGTGAGGCCATACACGCAGACCAAAAGTCATTATCTGCCTCAATGAACGCTGCCTCATCGAAAATTAGAATTGTTGGTGTATAACCACGTAAGGCATCTTTGGAGGTAGCAACAGCTTTCACTTCACAATCGTTCGTTAGTTTGAAGTGTCTTTGAGAGTTTTTTTCAGCGGAGAATCCCGCACCGACCCACGAGGGCCATTGCTCCGTAAAACCTCTAACTTTATTGGCCATCTCAACGGATGTATCCAATTTGTTGGCAATTATTAGAATTTTCTCAGGTTTTTGTTTTTTGGCAAAAACTAATTTTTTTGACGCCCAAGCAGCGGTTACTGTAGACACACCAGCCTGACGATACTTGAGGGCTATGTTTTCATTAAAGTTGTCATAGTCCTCGATGAGACTAACTTGGTCGGGGAAGAGGTCAAGAGGTACATACTTCGATACCGTGTTGTCATAGGTCTGTAAGTATGTCCTAAGGGCATAAGGTGTATTTCTCATACACTTTGTAACCTCTATAATAAGTTGTTCTTTTGTCACGGGGTGGATTATTTGGGTCTTGATATACCCAAACTCCCTAAGAAATCATCCAAGTTTTCATCATCGTCAGCTTCATCACTTCCCTTATCTTCTTTATACTCGTCGAACTCACGTTTTAGGTTTTGTGCCTCTCTCATGATTTCTTCGAATTTGGATGTGGCTTTTCTGATTTTAGAATCATCTTCTGAAATCGCATTTCCAATTAATTCCAAAAATTCCTTTGCTGGAATTTGGTACATCTGAATTTCAAACCAGTTTATTAGACCCTTGTTTGAAGGACTGAACATTTCATCCGGTAAGGCAAAACGAATTTTTTCAACAATCTCAGGTCCTATTCTGAGTTGCATTGGTTCGTTTGATAAAATGTCAACTTGTGCTTTAACCTTTTCTCTCATAGAAGGGTCTTGGGGTAATCCATGTCTAGCATTTGCGGCTTTAATTCCTTTAATAATTTCATGACATAGGATAGGGAAAATTAATCCCTCAGCAATTATTTTTGTATCAGGACCTTGAGATTCCTCACCTCCACCACCTTCTTCTCCTTCATCATCACCAGCATCCCCTAACTCAACTTTTCCTGCCACGCCATTTCCTGTTTGGCTCATCATTTCAATCATTTGTTCCATACTAAAGTATAGAAAATCATTGATTGCCATAATTCCCAAGTAGGCGGGATATAATCTGTTATCAATTCTGTCTAACTCAGCTTTAACCTCAGGTTTTTGAAAAAGGTAGTGACCCTTTTTAGCCGCACCCTGAATAATAGCGTTGATTATATTTCTTTTGTGTTTTTCTAACTCTAACTCTTCTTGTGGTGTCAAATCCTCGATTTCGAATGATGGGATTTCAATTCCTTGTTTTTCATCGGCATTTTCCTCTTCTTCATCCTCCTCAGGCTCATATCTGAAATTTGAAACATCAATAGGTTCTCTGTTAAGTTTCGCATCAATTTCGAACCAATCTTCAGGTACTTCTGTTTCATCTAAAGAAACTTTTTTAGCCAGTTCTTCAAGTTGTTCTCTATTACGACCCTCAATACCTACAATCATAGGAACTTTAGACATTTCTTCCATGTAAATTCTTTGGACCATCGCAGGAGTTATTCTCTCCAACCCTCTAGCTTGTCTTAACTTATCAACAACCTTTTTGAATCTATTACTGGTCAATCTTTGAACGTCCTGCGAGCCCTTTTTCATTGCGGGGTTAGAAGCATACAAATTTTCAGGACTTCCCAACTTTCTTTCAAGGTTTGGGTCCATTCTCTCAGGATAATTCCCGTAGTCTATTTGTTCACGTACTTTTTTACTCATTTTTTGAAAATATCTTTGAAAATCGTTTTGATTACTTTATTCTTAACTTCTTCAGCTCTTGGAGACTCTTTTTCACCTGGATGTGGGTTTTGACCTGGATGTTTTGGTCTTGGTCTCGGTGCGGGTTTACCTGGTTTAGTGTCAGGTTTTGTTGAAGGTTTTGGTTTTGATGGGGCGACTGCCGGTCCATCTTCACTTAGGTATTTCATTAATTCTCCTTTTGTAATCTTTGGGGGTAAATGTTTTTCTACTAACTTTAGAATTTCGTTTTCAATGAACAAAGATAGAGGTTTTTTACCTTCCGTCAAAGATTTTTTTACATCCTTAACGCATCTTTCATACTTGTTTTTTTCCTTAGCACTCCACAAATGTCTTTCTCTTGTTCCAAATTCTTTACCCAATTGAGCTGTACAAATTGCCCAAGGATTTGTTTTATTGTTTTTCTTTTTTGATTCCGCCATTCCCATCATTTTTCTATCATCATCAGAATCATCATCCATACCGTCAGGAGCCATATCATTAGCATCGTGTGGAGCTTCTTGTCCAGTGTATTTCTGTAAATCCAAATCACCTTGAGCATTAGATGATGTAACATCATCAGTCTCATCTTCTTTCATTTCACCCTCCTCAGTAGGAATAATTTTGGTCACCCCTTTTGAAGGGTCACTTTGTACTGTAACCTGTTTTTTCCCTGCCATAATATCTGTAGGTATATTAACACCTGTTGGCAATTTTGAAGTAGGTACTTCAAGATATCTTTCCGTCTTGATTACTTGTTCAGATACCATTCTTTTATGTAACTGACTGATTTGCGACTCAGTTAGTTTTTTAACAAGTTTTGCTGAAAGTCCACATTCAATCAACTCCAAAGCTTTTTGTCTATTTTTCATATACTACTTTCTTTTCAAATTCTAAAATCAAATCTCTTTCATAGAGTTTGTCTTTTATTTGTTGTTCTGTTTCACCAAACCTGAAAACCATCCTTTTTTGACCTCTTACCTCGTCAGGTTCCCAAGCTAAAGCAACAACATCATCTAAGGCATCTATCATACAAAAAAAATCGGAGTTCTGAATCAATTCCAACTTAACATCAGTATTCCTCAGAACTCCTACTCTTTTTATATATTGTATCTCAGGCGGATTAGGATAACCATTTGATGGTTTACTTTCCCAACCATCCCCCCAAACATCTAATTCATCTGAGAATATGAATTCGTAAAGATTATCCCCTTTATAATTTGGACCTAAACCATTCACGAATATCAAATAACTCATAAAACTAATCCCGCTGGTGAAATTTTAATACGTTTATCACCATTTTCGAAAACTAAATTTTTCTTGTTTGTAATACCAATAATTTCGAAATTTAAGTTTTCTTCAAGAAATTTTTGCGAAGCCATTTCTTGTTCAACTGTTTCACTAAGTTTGACAACGTCAACCATTTTCTTGGATAACAATTTTTCTGCTGTCTTTTTTCTCTCAATTACCATTTTTCTACTTTCTAAAATTTCCTTCTTTGATAATTCGAAATATTTTGACAACACTTTATCTACTTTTGACTCTTTGTAAACGTTGTTCAAAATCATACCATGTCCTTCACCCATTTCTTGGTCTACAGGTACATCCATGTCTGTTTGAATATCCTCTACTTCAGTATCTGAAGTTATGTCCTCACCAGGCATTTCCTCACCACCCATATTTTCTTCTCTACCTTCAGCCTCTTCAAACTTAGCCATGATATCCTCTTTATCCTCTTCAGATAAGTTTGACAAATCCAATGAAGATAAAACCATATTAATAACATACTTAACATCTTCGGATGTCATACCATCTTCGTTATT